AACTGTATATGCTCGAGCACGAAGAAGCTCTTCAGCTGTCTCTAATACTGTAAGTGCAACAAGACCTGGGTTTTTAATAGGTGATACCGCAGTATACCCCGGTCCTGGATCTACTATTGCTCATAATGCTACTGCTGCAAGTACAACTGTACAATACGGTACTTCTGGACAAGCTTACTCAGTACGTGTAAACAACGGATCTACAAATCTAGGTGCAACTATAGCAAATAGTGCGGGAACAGCTACTATATCTTTTAATAGCTCCTTACCCACTGCCGGAAATAGCACAACATACGAAATATTTGTAAGAAGACCTACAAGTACGGGTGGAGATGGCAGCACCTACCATCCTACTAATTATACGTTCACAGTAACGAGATCTGTCGCCCCGATTACAACCCCTAATCCGTTTGCCTTTACAGATAAAACAGGAAACGTAGGCACTGAACAAAATAGTTCAGCACTAATTACAGGTATTAACACAAATAGTACTGTATCCCGAACTTCTGGTACTGCTACGTTTGCAGTATCCTCGAGTGCCTCTACTCCTGCCGCTAGTAGTTTTAGTTCTTCGAATAAAACAGTTAATACGTCTATAGATTACGTGCACGTAAAACAGAATGCCTCTACTTCCTATAGTACTACACTTAGCTCTTCATTTGCAATCGGAGGAGTTTCAGATACGTGGTATGTAACCAGTAATGGTCCAGCCGCGGATGGTAATCCAGACCAGTTTAGTTTTACTGATGTAACTACAGCCTTGAGCACAGTGTCGTACTCCTATGCACAAGTCAAAGAAATTAATACAGGCATTACGGTTTCTCGAAGCTCTGGTGCTGCTACGTTCGCAATATCTAGCAGCACTTCGGTACCTAGCAGTGGAAGCTTTAACACTTCAAACAAAACTATAACAAATAATCAATACATACATGTAAAGCAGACTTCGTCGAGCTCTAGTAGCACAACCCTTTCTAGTGTTTTTGCAGCTGGTGGGGTATCGGCGACATGGAACCTTATTACTGTAGGAAGCTCAGGAAGTGGAGCAGGCTATGGACTTCAGGTATTTCCTCCATCAGGAACTATACCGAGACTAGATACTACTGATAGAACTGTTAGAGTTCTCGGAGTTCATACAGGCACTCTAGCCTCAGCAGGAAGTTCTTCAACTGTTACTCAAGCAGGGTTTAGTTCGTCAGATGCAACAATCGGAGTAGAGTGGCAAACTAGCGGAAACCCTGAGTATTTCAGTTTAAGCTCAAGTGGTACTAGTCTTACTATAGCAAGGTCTTCAAGCGATCCTTCCTCTAATAGTTATGAGTACCAATTAAGGATATTTAGAATATGAGTTACGGAATACAAACACTTAATACTTCAGGCTTTACTCAAATTGATGAGAATAGTGAAGTTCTACAGGTGCTACAGACAGGTACTAAGCCTGCTGGCCAAGCATACGTTACGTTACCCAACACACTCCCGGCAGATTGTCTTGTGTTTGGTAGGCCTCAAGGAGGAAGAACATCTGGTGTGATTACGATGACAGGAAAGGTCGAAGACTTTGTGGTCAACGGCACCAGATATCTAAGAGCGTATATGCAGTATACTTTAGCTTGTGATTACGTAGTTGTGCAACGTTGTTCAGAGTTTACAGAACCTACTTCAGGTTACGGCATAAATGTTTATAAATCAAATGGAGAGATAGGGTTTACAAGTGAGCTACCTATGCTTAGAGTAATCGCAACAAGGTCTGTAACTTTTTCAACTAGTTCAGGTGCCTTCGATAATGCATGGTATCAAGGAGCCACAGGTTCAATAGATTCCGCCTATGTAATGCTAGGGCCTTATATACAGTATCAGTATGAACAGTACCAAAACGGAGGTGAAAACTTTTTTAGATATACTTTCCGTTACGCTCGGTTCGATTATAATAATCACACAATGGGCACATCCTACTCTAATAGTAGCGGAGATTTACAAAGAGGTTCTAGTGTGTTTACTAGAACAAATACAGGACAAAAAACAGAAATAATGGGGTATATAGTATGATAAAAGTAATTATGGTAATGGAAAATGGAGAAATTAACTCAGTGTGTTCGCCTTCAGAAGACTCAGCGTATACAGATGGCGCAACCTATGGGGACTGTGTAGCCCACGTTGTTCCTTATGACACAGATACTTCTGATATAGGAAGTTGGTACTGGACTGGAACTGAGTTTAGAAAAGACAAGCCTGCTTATCCAGGACCTTGGGCCTCTTGGGAAAACAATGCATGGGTTCTTGATAGAGAAAGGTTAGACGCAGAAATAAGGGGTCAAAGAGATATGAAACTTTTTAATTCCGACTTTACACAAATAGGAGATGCAGTACTACCGGCAGGAACAACTGTAGCAGAATGGCAAACATACAGAGCTGCTCTTAGAAACGTACCTGCAGAAAACTCTACCGTAACTTCTCCAGAGGATGTCAGCTGGCCCGCTGTTCCTAGTTGAGGCCCGTACAGAACTACGGAAGATTCTTGAGATATAAATACGGATATCGACAAGCACGCTTAGGGGTTTATGTCAACGTCCTAGTATAAAATAATTCTTGACAAAATGCTTCATTCGTAGTATACTTCTAAAAATTAAAACTATATATAGGTAACACATGAAAAAGATATTAATTCCATTACTTTTAGCGTCTTCACTGGTGTATGCACAAGACGACAGTACTGTAACGCCTGGGGATACTATTACTACAGATAGTACAACGAGAAGTGACGTAAACAGTACTTCGACTACTACATTAAAGTCTCCACCACCTTCGGCAATTAGTCCGACGATGAATATATCAAACTCGGACTTATGTACGGTTGGAGTTGCGGGTGCAGTGCAAACCCAGATACTGGGTATCTCCATGGGTACTACTATGAGAGATATGAACTGTGAAAAGCTGAAGAATGCAAAGACTCTTTACGACATGGGCATGAAAGTTGCAGCAGTATCAGTAATGTGTCAGGACAAGCGTGTATTTGATGCAATGTTAATGGCAGGAACACCTTGCCCCTATGATGGTATGATCGGCGATGATGCAAAAGCTGGCTGGGAAACTCACACTGCAGAGCAGCCTGTAGAAGAAGAAGAAGCGGAGAGTATGGATGAAACTACTAAACAGACACTTTGGGCTACTGGCGGTGTCGCTAGTCTGCTCCTCTTACTCTTACTCTGAAGAAGTCTACGGCAGTAGTACTAATGCTGCTAGCTTTGGATATAACTGGGTAATGCAAAACATTCTGCCGCAGCAAGCTGGTCTTACTGTGGGGAATGTTATTTATCGTTATACGGCAGTGAAAAACATTGATGATCCAATGCTCGTCCATGTACAAAACGAGAATGCTTTAGGCGATGGGTATATATTTCGAGAAACAGATGATTGGTCTGGCCTCGAAGGAAATACAATCTATAAAACAGTACCCATAGGAGATATTCCTATAGATTACTGGGGTAATGGCTCTATCGAGATCGAAGGTATAGGAAGTGTCGTAGATCCTTCTGTAATTTATACTTATCGTTATGATACATGCTTTGACCCACAAACAGACCCGTCTTGCGAAGGATATCAAGCACCGTACAATCTTTCGGACATACTTCCAGAAGAGTACGTAGATCCACAGCAAGAAGAGTTTCTACGTTTAGAAATGGAAAAGCAATACAAGCTCGAACAAGAAAAAGAACAAGAAGAGTTTGAACGCAAGAAAAGAAGAAAGAAAGTTAAAGTAGACCTTGAAAAAATGCTTGGAGGTCTCAATATGCAAATGATGACAGACTCAGCCTCTCTCCAAGAGCAGGCGCTATTTGCAATGAATTACATACCAGCTTCTTATAAGTCTGCTCTTAATGGTGGACAGTACGAAGATGTACCGATGTTGAAAGATGGGTATATACCCAATAATAAAAAAGCTTTGCGAGTTGGTTTAGCTCAACAACGTAAGCACGAAGAAATGCTAGATCTCCAATATGATAAATAATTATCAACAGGGTGCCTCACAGCACTAGGAACTAACTAAATTATGAAAAATAAACTAATCATACTTGCTGCTATAATGGCCGCTCCCGTACTTGCAACAGCAACCACTCCGATTTCAGGCAGTGTAGCCTCTAAATGTGTTGTTGTTACAGACACTGACGGTGTGTACGGTAACCCCTCCGCAACTAAACTAAGTACTAGTGCTTCTGATGGTGGAGTACTTCCTATCATTCGCTATGACATTATTACAGCGAGTGCTTACAACGCAAGAATCACAACTCCAATTAGTTTTACTTCCAGCCCTTCTTTAGAAGGAGATGTAGTTAATTGGACAGGCTCTACTGTTGCCAATCAGATGTCAGATGCAAGTATGTCTGCTTTTAATACTGATAAAATAGTATACAATAACACTAGTGAATTCCCTCTAAGTGTTGCAGGAAGCGTATGGTTTGACGTATCTTCAGAAGCAACTTATGGATATAACAAAGCATTTCCAGCGGGATCATACTCAGCAGTTGTAACAGCGGAGTGTATTGCCCAGTAATGCGATTACTTATTATATTGGCTCTAGTCCTAAACGGTGGGTACGCAAGTGCTCACCAGTGGACACCAACATACCCAAAGCTTAAACCCTCTCACATTGTTGGAGTATACACTACCAAAATGGAGCTGTTCAATGCTAGAAGAGAGATAAGCTATTACTCTGTTGGAGTGTTTGATAAAGATTGGAAGAAGGTACCTTTTGCTTCAACACCTTCTCTCCTAAAAGTAGGTTATTTAGATAAGAGGATTGTAGAGGTTTATCTACACAAAAATCACAAAAATAAGGCGCACTATATCTGTTCGAAGTCAAAGATACTAAGTAGCGTGCGAGACCCTTCAATTATAGCATCGAGGATTTGTTCAAAGATCAAATGATATTATGAAAAAATTGTTAATAGTAGTACTGGTATGTGGAAGCTTTGCGGCTTGGGGAGAATCGAGTTCTTTAAATTTGAACTTGCCAAACTCTCCACAAACTTATGCTTCTGATAGGATACGTGCTGGAAATTTTGAGTGCCAGAATGCGATTGGAGCTGCGACTAATTTTGAGTTCGGAGTGGTCGGCTTTTTGAACAATAATACTGGTAATCCTTATAATAACGTATACAACAACAATCCTAGCGAATTTACAATGTCTCCTCAAAACCAAGTCTCAGATGTGGGAGTATACGCTAAGATAAATATTCCCATCGGTGGACCGAAAGAACGTATCAACTGCAACTCGTTGTATGAGTTAGAACTCCAAGTCAAAAGGATGGAAGTTGAAAAGCTAAAGCAAGAGATTAAAAATCTCAGGAATTTAAGTTTCGTAGATGAAATTGAGGTAGTGGAATAATGGCAGAATTTGAAGTTGGAGGCATGACCTTCAAAGGTGGAAAAGCAGCTGTACTACTTACAGCACTATCAACTCTAGGTGGTACATCTTGGGCTGCATTCGAGTTTTACAAAGATTACATGGATATGAAAGAAGTTGTACAAAATATAGATGTAAATGCTATTGAGTCTCGTAATAAGATTATAGAAACTAAACTCGATGAAGCAATCGAATATACTCGAGACATCAAATCGGGACTAAGAGACGATATTATCTCTGTAGAAAAGCAAGCTGATAGAGTTGAGGACCAGGTTCGTGACTCTGAAGAGAAAGTACGAGTAATGATTGATAAAGCAAATGAACGATTCGAAAACAAACGTGACTCTTTAAAATCAGATACGACCCGAGACATGAAGGAACTGGAAGACCGTCTTGGAAAGAAACTGCAAAGAGCACTCGATAACCCGCTAGCTGACTAGACCTGAGAAAAAAATCTCTTGACAACCAACCTCCATTTGAGTATAATTTGAACCATGGCAAAAGAACTAACCACAATTTCTCCTGAGGGGCTGGAGATAGCGAATAGTTATCTACAGTACGGCAATATTCGCGGTGTATGCGAATATCTTCAGGTACCTGAATCTCAGGTAGTCGAAGTCCTTAATAAACGCGAAGTAAAGAAATATATTGACACCATATACTTAGACATGGGTTACCGTAACAAGAACAACATCGGTTCCCTGTTAGATGAGATGATCGCATCTAAACTCGAAGAAGCCCAGGAATCTGGTGTCTACTCGAGTAAAGACTTAGCAGATCTACTACAAATGGCTCATAAGATGCGTATTGATGAGATAAAAGCTCAAGCAGATCTTTTGAAAGCCGAAGGAGGCAACATAAAAAACCAGACCAACGTACAGATCAATGACTCTGTACCTTTTGGCCAAGGTAACTATGGAAAGCTCATGGAAAAACTACTAAATGGCAATGAATCCTAACGACGTCAACTGGACAGTCAACACAACTGAAAAGTTTTTAGAAACCACTCGACAAGTAGATAAACTTGAGATGGAACACCGAATGCATGAAGTTCAGTGTGAAGAACGCTGGAAGACTACTTTTCAAAGACTTGAAAGCATAGACGCTCAACTTAGTAAAATGGATCAAAGAATGCTAACATTAGGTGGAACTATCATATTGTTCCTAGCGGGTGTAATTGTAACCCTGATAACTATGCAAGGAGTCTAACATGCCTTATGGAAAAAAGAAGCCAAAAAGAAAGCTGCCAAAACGTGGGCAAAGAGCTGCAGGCAACAAGCGGCGTCGGGGAAAGAAATGATTGAAATTTACGAAAAGCGTGGAAGTTGGTACGTTAAAGAAGAAGGTAAAGACATTAAGCAATTCGGTAGCGAAGAAGCCGCAAAAGCATCTTTAGGCTGGTTAGATACTTGTGAATGCGAGGACTGTGATTGCGATCCTTGTGAATGCGAGGAGGACTAGACAATGGCTGTAAAGAAAAAGAAGAAGGACTCTCGATTAAAGAGAGCAAAAGTATCAGGCTATAATAAGCCTAAACGCACCCCCGGACACGCAAAGAAGTCTCACATTGTAGTAGCTAAGGTGGGCAGCAAAGTTAAAACAATTCGTTTCGGTCAGCAGGGAGCTAGTACGGCAGGGAAGCCGAAGGCCGGTGAGTCCGCAGCAATGAAAGCAAAGAGAAAGTCTTTCAAAGCGCGACACGCCAAGAATATAGCTAAAGGCAAAATGTCTGCAGCATATTGGGCGAATAAAGTAAAATGGTAGAAAATGAATTTCATCCAGCGGACACAAATGGCGACGGAGTAGTATCTGACGCAGAACAAGAAATGTATCTGGAAGCACGACGCAAAGAACTCGAAGATGCAGATGCGATGCGAGACGCTCAGCGTAATATGGCTTGGTTCGCCTTAGGAGGAATGCTACTGTATCCCTTCTCTGTAGTACTAGCAGAATTATTAGGATTGACGGAAGCATCAAAAACACTAGGATCGATGGCACCTACATACTTTGTATCTGTCGCAGCGATTGTAGCGGCATTTTATGCCAAAGAAGCAATAGGGAGTAATAAGAAATGATGGACACTATCATGATGTATGTTCAAGCAATACCAGTAATAGTAACAGTATGTTCAGCAGTAGCTGCAACGACTGAGACCCCCAAAGATGACGTATTTTTTGCAAAAGTATATAAATTCGTTGATCTGTTTGCGCTAAACTTCGGTAAAGCAAAGCAGACAGCAGACTCTACCAAATAAGAGAAATGTATGGCAGTTGAAGTAAGTCGCAGAGATATTATCTCTGATGAAATAGTTGAATTAGGATCTGAGGCAAAGTTCTTAAAACTTCCAGTATCTCCTTATTTGGAGCTGCTGAATATCACACCTCTACCGTCGCAGATAGCAATTATCAACGCGATTAACAATCCAAAGTACCGTTTTGTCTCTGCTGCCGTCTCTCGTCGGCAAGGCAAAACATACATTGCCAACATCATTGGACAGCTCGTGTCTTTGGTGCCCGGCTCTAATATTTTAATTATGTCCCCCAACTATGCTTTGTCTCAGATCTCTTTTGATCTGCAAAGAAACCTAATTAAACATTTTGATTTAGAGGTTACAAAAGATAACGCAAAGGACAAAGTTATCGAAATCTCTAACGGATCTACTGTAAGAATGGGCTCGGTTAACCAAGTCGATTCTTGCGTAGGTAGATCTTATGACCTTATCATCTTTGATGAGGCCGCACTCGCTGATGGCAAGGATGCCTTCAACGTTGCCCTTCGACCCACTCTAGATAAAGAAAACTCAAAAGCAATCTTCATTTCCACGCCACGGGGTCGGAACAACTGGTTCTCTGAGTTTTTCTATCGTGGGTTCTCAGAAGATTTCCCAGAATGGTGTAGCATACGAGCAACTTATAGAGACAACCCTCGTATGTCCGAATCTGATATAGCAGAAGCACGTAAGTCTATGTCAGACGCAGAATTTAAGCAAGAGTATGAAGCTGACTTTAATACTTATGAAGGTCAGATATGGAAGTTTAACTTTGAGACTCAGGTGAAAGACTTATCTCAGCTAGACACCTCAAAGATGGACGTGTTCGCAGGTTTAGACGTAGGATACAAAGATCCCACAGCATTATGTGTAATTGCATACGATTGGGACACAGGAAAATACTACTTAGTAGATGAGTACCTTAACGCAGAAAGGACAACCGAACAACATGCTATTGAGATACAAAAACTTATTGATCGTTGGGATATTGATTTTATTTATATTGACTCAGCTGCTCAACAAACAAGGTTCGATCTCGCGCAGAATTATGACATCTCCACCATTAACGCTAAGAAGTCTGTACTGGACGGAATTGGCCATGTATCAAGCCTCATTGACAATGACAACCTTTACGTTGATCAAGAATGCAAAGAGTCCCTTATCTGTTTAGACTCTTACCAGTGGGATCCAAACCCAAATCTGGCAAGGGAAAAACCGAAACACAACATGGCTTCTCACATGGCAGATGGTTTAAGATACGCACTATATTCATTTATAACTGCGTCCGTGTCCTTCTAGCGATACCTGTTCAAAAATAGTTATTGACAAGTGACCCTAAAGCCGCTATAATTCTTCTAATGAAAAATCAGGAACCCAAAAGCAAATGCCTAAGCTAAAACGTGATGTTGTAAAGTATGTACGAGATAAGGCAAAGTCTAAGTATGAGAAAGGTACCTCCTGTGAGATTTGTCGCGAGACAGAGCAGCTTGACTTTCACCACTTTTACAGTTTGACGCCCCTACTTAACCAGTGGCTTGCAAAGAATAAACACAACCCTGAGTATATTCAGTCACTTCGGGATGACTTTATAGAAGAGCATCATGCTGAGCTTTACAATGATACGGTGACTCTATGTCATACACATCATTTAAAGTTGCATTCAATTTATGGTAAAGACCCTGCGCTGGGAACTGCAAAGAAACAAATGCGCTGGGTAGAGATTCAAAGAGAAAAACATGGCGTGGTATAATAATATCTTAGGAAGAACCGAAAAGCTGAATCCTGCGCAATTTCACGACGTTGCTACAAAAGAGAGCTCGCGAGAGAATACTCTTAGCTACGAGCGTGCTTATGAAGAGCTGGAAATTGTAAATCGAGGCGTTAACATGATCGTAGATGATGTTGCTGAGATTCCTACTCTTGTTAAGCCTAACACAAACACTAAAGGCGTTATCAAAGGCATTAAACGATCTAAAGTAGAGACTCTACTTAATCGAGAGCCTAACCCTTATCAAGATATTAACTCTTTTCGTAGAAACTTAATTACTGACTTTCTTATTGACGGTAATATCTTTATTTACTATGATGGTGCTCATATGTATCATCTACCTGCCGATAAAGTAACAGTACATGCAGACGAAAAGACATTTATTTCTCACTACTCTTTGCTAGATATAGACTATAGTGTTGATGAGATTATTCATGTTAAAGAGAATTCTTTTCACTCTATTTACCGTGGTGTTCCTCGTTTAAGTCCTGCAGCGCGTACTATGAATCTTATTCAATCTATGCGTAAATTTCAGGATAACTTCTTTAAGAACGGCGCAGTTCCAGGACTTGTACTCAAGTCTCCTAACACCCTTTCTGACAAAATCAAAGACCGTATGATCCTAGCTTGGCAACAACGTTATAGACCAGATGCAGGCGGCAGACGCCCTTTAATCTTAGACGGTGGTATTGAAGTAGACTCTATTACAAACGTAAGTTTTAAAGATTTAGATTTTCAAAGTGCAATTTTAGAAAACGAAAAGATTATTTTAAAGGCACTTGGAATCCCTCCAATCCTTTTAGACTCAGGTAACAATGCTAACATTCGTCCAAATTTACGACTTTATTATTTGGAGACTATACTTCCTATCGTTCGGAAATTAAATTTTGCAATGACAAGATTTTATGGTTTCGAGTGTATCGAAGACATTACCGATATTCCGGCTTTAGCACCGGAACTACGAGATGCGTCAGCTTATTATACCTCACTAGTAAATGGTGGAATTATTACTGCTGCAGAAGCTCGAGATCGCTTAGGGTTCCCTGAGATAGCTAACACACAAGAAATTAGAGTTCCTGCAAATATAGCAGGTTCTGCAGCTAACCCCGACGAGGGTGGAAGACCGGTTGAGGAGACTGAAGATGAATAGTAATAAAGTAAAAAGATTTAAAGCAATCAAGCTGTTAGCAGCTTTTTATGCTCAAGAAAAGAAAGTACACAGTGAAGTAGAGTATATTGCTTTAGGTCACCGTCAACCTGTAACAGGTGCTACTATTAAGTATATATTTGGCGGATATCCTGGTGTACTAACTATGATTAAACAAAGCGCATTTTGGAGTGACCTTGAACAATATACTAAGGTTGCCCCTACGAAGAAGCCAGAAGCTGAAAAGCCTAAGGTTAAAGTACCAAAGCCTACAGCCGCGGTTAAGCCTGCTGTTAAACCAGCAGTTAAAAAGGGTGAAGATAATGAATAAAATCTTTAATCTTACGTCTACTTTTAAAGCTCACGAAGGGGATGATGGCAGTGTCATGATTCGCGGAATGGCAAGTACAGCTGACTTCGATCGCGCGGGTGACTCTATCTCAGCTGAAGCATGGCAAAAAGGTGGAATAAAGAATTTTGAAAAAAATCCAATAATCTTGTTTAATCATGACTACGACAAGCCTATTGGTAGAGCCACAGGGATGAAAGCAGGACCCGACGGCCTAGAGTTAGAATGTAAGATCAGTAAAAATGCCCCTGGCAATGTAGCTGAACTTGTTAAAGACGGTGTTCTTGGAGCCTTTTCTGTTGGTTTCAGAGTCAAGGATGCTGATTATATTAAAGAAACCGACGGATTAATGATTAAGGACGCTGAGTTATTTGAGGTATCGGTTGTTTCGGTGCCATGCAATCAGGCAGCTACTTTTTCGCTCGCGAAGTCTTTTGACTCTACTGAAGAGTACGAAGAATTCAAAAAAACTTTCACTAATCGTGTAGATCTAGCAGGTCAGTCTCTGGCTACGGACGAAGATACTTCTTCAAATATAGCTAGTGACAACACACCTAAAAGCGCGGAACTTATTTCCGCAGATCAGGAGATCAAAATGGACAATCAAAACATCGACTTGGAAGCTTTTGCAAAGAAGGTAGCTGAAGATACAGCTGCTAAAATCGCAATGAAGCAAGCCGAGC